CCTTCTCACTTCGTAAGCTGTACCAGAAACCACTGACTGGGTTCTTTAGCCACATACCCCCTAGCCCCTGTGGTTCTCGTACACGTACACCCCTTGCCACGGCCTCTACAGACCAGTTACGATCCCAAAAGGCAGCAAGTAGTTTCTTAGCCTCTGACTTCTTCATGCCTGTAGTACGAGACAACGTAGCCTCTTTGACACCATACGTGGCACTGTAGTTGACCACCTTGTAGTTCTTACGCAATGACTTTAAACTGCGTTCTCCTGTGTTGTGTTTGTCTATATCCTCTTGGCTGATGACACCAGCATGTTTAGCTAGGTCAAGGTGTGGGTCAAATCCGGGTTGTGACATTTCTGCTACATACTCAGGGTCTAAAGGCTGCATATAGTGACGTTTAGTAGTATCCTCTAGGCTAGTCATATCTGCACCACATAAAACGTAACCTTCTGGGGCAATCAGGCACCCTCGTATCTCAGCACCATAGGGCTTTTCCACTGAGGGGAGGTTAACCAAAGGTTTAGCATGTTTAAACCTCATAGTGTTAGTCATACCAGCTACCCCAGCCTGCACGTATCCATCTACCTCACACTCTAGGAACGCCTTGAGTATCCCGATTCTGTGAGTAAGAACAGAAAGACCATCCAGAATAGAAACAGCAGGATCGTTAACAGCCAGCTTCTTAACTGACGGGCATAGTTCCCCATCTTTCCTGACTTGTTCGATCTGTCGTTCATCACCATTGCTCTCTCTTACAAACTTAAATGTTCTAGGTTGCCATCCGATACTGAACAACCAATCCTTGATCTGGGACACTGAGTTAGGATTACCTCGCTCTACACCTGTCTGTACAACAAAACCCTGTACCGTCTCAGGCTGCTTGTACTGCTTTCTCAGAGCCTCAAAGTTCTCCCCGTGACTGCTTAGGCTACCATCCTTACGATACATCACCTTGGGCCTGTTCTGCACCTTAGTAAGTACATGACGAGGCATAGCATTAGCTAGTTGTTCAACCTTGTCCTCTTTCATCCCCTGCCACTCAGCAAGGTGCATACTGGCTTTAGCTACATCTAATTTCCACCGTAGGGCCTCCTGCTCCCTAGCGCAGTCTAACTTGAATGTGATGTAGTCAATAAGTCTCCACGCTTCACTGTTCATATAGTTTCTCCAACTTCCTCTTTAGGTCACGCCATAGGCGCACATTAATCTTAACATCTTCTTCACAACGATGGGCATACTCTTCTTTGGATAACCCCTCCCAGTCATCTACCTTTGGCTTAGGTACGCCATACTCTTCACCATATACTGCTAGACCATGCTTTGCTCTGTGGTGGTGCAAGTACCAACTAAGTCCTAACGTATCTACCAGCTTGGCATTGACCTTTATACCTAGCACCTTTTCCACTGCTGGTATATCAAAGCGTACAATGTTATGTCCAGCTAAGGCTAACGTATGATCCATACTGTACTCCAAGAAGAAGTCTCTCATTTCATCGTAGTCAAAGATAGACCTTGGCTCATCCATAGCTGCTGTTTGATACGACAACACATGAATCTTAGTCAGCTTATCTAACAGTCCATCTGTCTCTATGTCGAATACTGTCTCTGCTTCAACCACTAGTACACCTCCATTAGTGTGAACGTATCACTGTTAAACTTCATTCTGCCAGCCCGTCCTTCTTCACTGCAAGGGCGGTTTTTTTGTACCGTGATGTATGTTGTGTTTCTCTCGTCAAGGTCTTCCGCTTCTTTGTCCCTAGACAGATCAATGATAACACTAGCACGTTGTCCTATCATCTTACAGTACTTAGGGTCTCCATCTTCATTAGTGTGAGCGATAGTCACAATGCCCACATTTAGTTCCGCTGATAGCTTAGAGAGCCTTACGGACAGGTCAGCTAGTAACTCCTCCTTAGACGCCTCTGATCGTCCTGATACTACGTCTTGGATAGGCTCAAAGAACACATACTTACATCCACATGCCTGACTAAAGAAACGTATCTGATCACACAGTTCATCAGTACCTTGACCATCCCCTAAGTAGAACTGGTAAAAGTTCTCGTCTTTGGCTATCTCCTTAATTGCACCTATGACATCCTCATGTCTCCCCTTCTCATCAATCAAGTCACGCCTAGTAAGATTATCTTGTAACTCATACGACACAAGACCAAGTAGTGACCTTAGCTTAGTCTCTTCTAGGTGCCATGCAGCAATAGGTATCTTACGCTGTAGCATGTTGTATTCCAAGTAACGCATAACCTCAGTCTTGCCTATGCCAGTAGGGGCCTTAATCACTGTGAAGTGACCCTGCATAAGCCCCATGATCTTATCATCTAAGTCAGTGATACCTGTAGGAACGTATACATGGTCTGGTGTGTCGTTGTATAGTGATAGGAACTGGTCAGCAGTGTTTAAGATATTCTCAGGAGTGTACTTACCAGCATTCCACCACGCACTCTTGAACTCCGCATGTGCATTGTCCTGTAGGAACTCATTAGCATCCTTATACTTGTCGTGTGGTACTCGGTACACCTTGTTAGGAAACAACTTAGCCACACGATCAGCTAAGGCATTACCAGTATCATCATTATCTACTGACAACACAATCTTCTGGAAACTATCTAGCCACTCCTTACAATTCTCCCACAGCTTCTTAGAGGGACTGCCAGACGGTAATGATACGACAGGGTTAATGTACTGGCTCTTCATCATCTGTGCTACTGATAGGGCGTCTAGTTCCCCCTCAGTAATGGTTACAGTCTTAGAACAACCAGCGGTAAACATATTCATACCAAACAGTTCATCCCCCTTGAACCCGTCCTTAGTGTAGAAACCTTTCTCATGTAGGGTACGGACCTTAATTCCACCGCTGGGGTATATGTACTCTTGGCGACCATCATATGTCTTAACATTGAAGTCCTCCATAGTACGAGCATTAATCCCTCGGAGGGGTGTATAACGACCATCACCAGCGGTCTCTATTCTCTTTGGTGTAAAAGTCATTACTTCTCCCCTTTCTACTGTTGGATATTTATCTTTAGCCCAATCGTATGTCTCACCCCTTGAGGGATAAGACTGATCGCAAGCGTGGCACTTCCCGCAACCCTTAGCCTTATTAAAGCTAAAGGCATCAGAGGAGCCACACGACACATATGGGCAGGGCTGGTGTGGTACTTCTTGGTTCATGTGGCTCTCTCCTGATTACTCTTCTTCTAGTGGCATATAGTGATCTGCTGGCAGAAGTCGTGAGTCTCCATCATCTACAGATGAAGCACCATTTAAGAACAACTGTGCTAATGTTTGGAAAACATACTGCTGCTTTTGAAGGGAGGCACCCATACTGATACGTTTATCCCAATCCTTAAACATGCTTTCTGGGTAGTTTCTAACAGCCCACCAAAACGGAACATACGCATCTACATCACTACAGTAAGTGGGGGAGTTTAACTGACCAAGTATTTCAGCCTTATTGTTAAATGCCTGTGAGCGCATCTGCGTAGCTTTAGAACTGCCCAGCTTCCTACATCCAGCGTCTACAACATCTATTGGTGACTTAGTACCCTTGTAAAAAGAGTTGATGCCACGAATTTTCATCATGCCTTTTGCGTAGTCAAAGAGATCAAAGTTTGTCATGTCAGGTTCCTTAGTTTAAGTTTTTAAGTTCGTTTAAAGGGAAGTCCAAGCACAGGTCTGAAAGTATGTCAGACATCTTGTGCATAGCCTCTTTCTTTAGTCCAAGGGGGTCAGGTTCCATAAAAGCATATAGTTCCCTCTTGATGTCCCTCTCATCAAATTTTGTGCATAGCTTCTCCATCAATACTATGAAGGCAGGGCCAACACTTCTTATGTCTGTGCCTTCTTTGCTTCTTGCAATAGCCCCTAAGTCAATTACGTCTGGGGATACAGTGTTTGATATGGCTTCTCGTTTCTTCTCTGATCTGATTAAAGCCTCCTTAGCTGCCTCTGTTGGCGTCTTACGGTTGTCTTTAACGTCTTCAAGTAGGTCAACATAGTTAGGGTCTTCTTGTACCTCCTTGTAACCCTTCTTAGCCTCTTGTACCTCAGTCACCTTTACAGGCCTATCTAACGACAAAACCTCTTCGACAAGTTCGTCAGGTACAGAGGGTGCCGCCAGTTCACGAAGTACCGTAAAACTATGGTGCATACTTTGGTGTGCACCAAATCTCCTACCAATCTGCATCAATTGTAATCTTGTGTTCCTATGTAAATCAGGAAACTCCTTCATACACCAATCATGAAAGTCGTTATCACTCTTATGTTCATCACGACCCTCTTGTAATGCCTGACCGGCCCTAATAATATTCTCTACAGCCCCAGACAGGTGACTACGTACATCATCAGCAATGTCATCCAAAGTCCTATTTACTGATGGCTGGATACCACTTAAGTCTATCCTATCCAACATATCAGATGCACTCATATTGTTTCTCCTTCTTATTATTAATAGTCTTTAGAAGACCTCTGTACTTACCTATAGCAACATTTTTTGAACTTATGCAACCAAAGCCCCTAAATGTTCATAGCCTCTGTGACTTTATTAACACACCTTTTCAACTTCTTCTCTATTGCTTGTCGTGTTACACGCTCAGATATAGCTATATCATCTGTTGTCTCCATTTCTAAGTAGTGCCTAGAGAACAAATCCCAATCACTGTCGTTAAGCGTCTCCCTAGATAACCTTACTATGTCAAGTACAATCTGCTTTTTCTCATACACAACAGCAGGATCAGATTCCTCATCAACTATCTCAGCACTTTCTAATGGTGTACTGGTTGACTTGATAGCCTGTTGCAATTTTGTCACACCCTCCTTGCTCATGGTTGACTTGTAGTCTGTACCCCTAGCCAAAGACCTAGCTGGCTCACTTAGAGGTACACTTACAGCTAGTGTCTTAATGTTTATGTAGTCGTGCATAGCCCTGTTAGCCATACGTCTTAGATTAGCCCCGTGCGTGTTCCCCTGATCCACTTGTTCTAAGCACTCCAACATTCCCTCGGATACCAGATCATCGAATTGATTAGGTGAATTATACTTGTACGCAAGTGAACGACACATCTTCATCATTTCTTCAATGTTCATCTGTTACTCCTTTACATTTACTCATCTATAAGTGCCACCCATGATACAGGAAACAGGTCTTCCATCTTTAAACTTATAGCCCATGCCACCTCTTGTGTCTCTGCCTGTGTGTCCTCTTTACACCGTAGCCTACACATATCAGCAAAGGCATCTAGGGACCCTGACCAGTACCATTCAGTCATGGTGTTCTGAGGCAATATCATACGTGCTTGCTCTGGTGCTATTCCTTGAGTTAGCATCTTCTTGTAGTCACCTAGTGCCTTCTCTGCCACCTCTTTAATATAGATGTTAGGGAAGTACTGGGACTGACTTTTTCCACCGCT